ACCAACAGTAGCGCCATCTACAGATCCGCCGTTTATATCAACGGTTGTAAAAGATGCAGATCCAGTAGAGGTTAAAGTACCTGCTACTGTTAAAGTTTTGCCACTACCAACATTTAAACCAATACTTGTACCTGTACCATTAGAAACAAAAATTCCATCTAATGTATCTAAGTCGGTATTGATCTTGCCACCCCAAGTATTAGTAGAAGCTCCTACTTCTGGCTTGGTTAGATTAAGGTTGGTGGTAAATGTATCTGCCATAGTGCTTACTTATTAATTTTAGATTTAATTAATTCAATCCATTGTGGTTTTTTTTTATATATTATAAACCCAACAACTGCTATTAGTATAATTATTTCTATTAATGTTTCCATTACTAAGATTCTAAAGTTTTTGTTACTGACGTTGGATTTTTTTGATTTTCTATTTGTGAATCTAAAGCAGATTTTAAGTTTGCTACTTCTTCTTCACCCATAGCAGTTTCAACCCAACCCTGTACTTGTGAACTTGTCACGCTTTCAAAGTTTGTGAAGTTTGAAAGGTCTGAAGTATCAAGGCTTTGAGTACCATAGACTGAAGCAACGTAAGGATTACCTTCTGCATCGACTTCAGTATCGGTAGCGTTCAAACGCCAGTGTACTAGATAAATCACATTGCTGTGACCTTCTTCGGATGGGTACACATCAACTGTGTTTACATTCCATGTATAAGTTATTGCCATTTTTTTTCTCCTTTATTAATTAGGTTTGTTGGGAAATACAACATCATCAATAGATGTTATATCATTATTATTGCTTGGTAAATCTCTTAATGATTGCCTGTATATTGCCCATTCTGTTTTTTTAGAATCAGATAAAGGACTATCAGGCATTAATGTCCAATCTGATTCTTTGAGTAAAGCATCACGTTTTAATCTTAATATTTCTAAAGCATTATCATTTCTTATAACTGCTTCACCATTAATAACTTTATATTCATTGGGTTGAAAACTACCTTCAATAATACCTTGCCCATCTGATAGACCAACTTCATCTATTTCTGCAATAGTAGTTGTTGAGTATTCTATTTCGCCAGTTTCTAAGTTGTATATAGTAAATATATTCATTATCTTGTGTTATCCATCATTACATTAAGTGAAAGTTGAGTATGATTATAGCTTCCTGAGAAATATACTCTCCAGTAAACAGTTGATTGTGAAGTAGATAAGGTAGTAATTTGCCCAGTATAAACATAAGTATATCCTCTATATGTTCCAGCACTCCAAGATATATTAGTATTACCACTTGCATTAACCCATGTAGAATTATCTAAAGAATATTGAACTCTACCACCACTTACATCGCCAAGAACTCCTGAGAAGATAGCAACATAACCAGCATTATCTCTAACCTCAGTAATTGTTACTGGTACAAAAGAAGCATTACTGCCTGTATAAGGTGATGTTCTTTGTACATACGCCTGACCATCTCTAGCTAATGGGAACTTTGTTCCTGCTGTTACATGACTTTTAATGGTTGAACTAACATTATCAAAACTTTTAACATTTAATAAATCAGTATTTATTTCATCACCAGTAATGGTATTTGCTTGAATTTTACTAGCTTCAATACTATTTGCTTTTATATTGATCTCACCTTGAGAATTTATTTCAAGTTCGCCTGTACTTAAATCTAAAACGCCAGTTTGTGAGCCAGTAACCAATCCATCTAAATGAGCTACATTGATTAAGAAAGTTAAAGTATTTGCACTTGCATTAAATGGTGAGGTTGTACCTTGTGGTGAAGATGCACTGGTTGATTGAACACTACCATCTGCTTTTAAGAATTGAGCATCAGTTCCACCACTTTTTATAAAAGAAGCACCTGTTACGTTGCCTGTGGCTAAAACGCTTCCAACATTTGCTTGTCCTGAAAGGTGAAGGTCTTTGAATCTAACACCTGAATTTCCTAAATCAACTGCTGCATCTCTACTAGCACCTGTTGTACTATTCCAAGGAGTAATATTATCTAAATCACCTGCAATTAAAAGACCAGCATCACCACTTCCTATATGTAATCTTGTATTACTAGTACCAATACTTCCAACTGTTGTTCCTGCTTTTTGCAAATCAACGATAGTGCCATCTGAAGTATGACGGTTAAACTGAGCAACTACTCCCGCCCTTGCAGATTCAACTAATCCTGCTCCAATTGCGGTACCAACATTTGTTGAGCTATTTGCAACAACAGCTGAAGTAGTCCCCACCAACAAGTTGCCTGAAGAATCCAGTCGCATTCTTTCTGTCTCTGTGAACGCAACATCCAATGTTCCTGACGCTGTGGAGTTCCAAATGTGTCCTCCATTGTATTGTACATAGGAGGTAGTTACCCCTGTAGACACACGCTTCCACGCCCCATCGTAATACTGGTTACTGCCCAATCGGAGTGTCTTTGAAGAAGCATTGACGCTTGCTATAGAGCCTCCATCGCCTATTTGCAACACGTCAAATAGTGTCCATGCTTCAGGAACCGCACCAATTCCAACGTTGCCAGATGAGTCTATTCTCATGCGTTCTGCGTTGACTGTAGTAAAAACAAGAGGGTGTGAACTGCGGGTTCCTATCTCACCAACAAAACTATTACTAGTTTGTGGTGGCACAATTTCAATCTGCCTTAACCCAGAAGAATCAGTAACTAAAACACCTGAGTCTGCTTGAGTTGTTAAACTTGATGAAGGCGAATCAGTCCCAATTCCAACACGACCAAGATAGTCAATACGAAGGTTTTCTTGCTGTACGCCTAGAGCGTCTCCGTTTCTAAACACCAAGTCCGTAGCATTACCAAACGCAGTAAACGCTTCAGCTTTAACAGATGCACGAACACTAGCTCCGCTTCCAGATGCATCAGAAGAGTAAAATTCAAGCGCACCAAATACAGGGTCTGTGTCCCAATTAGAGTCGTTACGGGTGTTTGAAATGCGGATAGTAGGAGCAGAGTTAGAAGATACGTCTAAGAGCTTGTCAGGCGAACTAGTTCCAATTCCAACTCGTCCTGAAGAATCAATACGCATGGCTTCACTTAAAGAAGCACCGCTATTAGTCTTAAAGGAAAGCTCACCTGCAGCATTGCCTGTATTTACGTTAATACCAGCAATCTCTGAATGAGTTCTATTACCAGGCTCTGTACCAAATGCAATAGTTTGCTCTTGATTTAGAGTATTAGTTGCATCAAATATTCTAAGGGTAGGTTCTGTATCTTCTAAACATAAAATGTGGTCAGGACTAGTCGTTCCAATTCCAACTCGACCTGATGCGTCTATACGCATTCTTTCAGTAGTGCTTGTTTGAAATTTAATTCCACCTGATTGTGCATTAAAAATAAGACCGCCACTTGTTGTTGAGCCTGTGCTTAATACTCCTGCATCTGTCCAACTTGAAACTCCTGTATAAGTTGATGATGTAGCAATAAGTCTTACATCATTTGCATCACCACTTAAAACTAAATCTGCTCTTGCTGATGTGCCAGAGTTTGTATTTTCAATTTTATTGCCTAAAATTCCATTTGTAGAACCTTGAGTATGTAGCTTCTCACTTGGCGAAGTCGTACCAATACCCAATCTTTCAGTTGAAGCATCCCAGAAGAAGGCTTGGCTAGTTCCTGTGTCATCGTAGAAGGAGATGTCGCCGCCTTCAGAAAATAAAGCAATTTTAGCTGCTGTTGAAGCATCTTGAGAGTTACGACCAATCATAAATTGGCGAGTACCTGAATCATTGTTATCGCTATCAATAAGCATTGACAGATTTCCCCAATGTTGCATGGTAAAGTCACTACCTGAGTTTGTGCGATAAATACCTGTTATATCTGATGTGCCAAACTGTATTTTATCGTTTGCACCAAGAGTCAACCCATCAGCAGTTACTGTACCTGTTACGTCTAAACCTGTAAGCGTACCAAGACTTGTAATATTAGGTTGAGCTGCTGTTTGAATAGTACCTGTTACATTACCTTCTAAATTAGCTACTAAAGTACCAAGTGAACTTAAGGTAATATTACCTGTAGAAGTTCCATCTGCTGTTGTTAATCCTAATGTGAATTTATCAACAGATTCATCCCACATAAAGATACCATTATTTTGGTCACCTCTATTAATAAGCATACCTGAATCGTTTACAGGACTACCTGTTAATCCTGCATTAAGTTGGAATAAGTTATCTTCTATATCTAGGTTAGTAGTATCAAGAGATGTAAGAGTACCATTGACTGTTAAATTACCTGCTACTGTTAAACTATCTGCAATTTGCACGTCATCAGGTAGTGATAGCGTTATGTTTGCAGACTCACTTCCACTACCTGTAACAGTGATTTTATTAGCAGTACCAGTAACTGTTGCAACATAGTTACCTACTGTATCAGTTCCAAGTGTTACTGAATTAGCATCTACGCTTGATGCTTGTATTCCTAAGGCATCAACAAATGCTTTAGTAACTCTTGTATCTATAGCTGAATTTGCTCTTGTATTTGTATAGTAAAGATTAGTTCCTTCTGATAAATCGCTAGTTGATTTTGCACTAAAAGCAGAATCAAATCTTGCTTGGGTATAATATAAATTTGTATTTTCAACAACTATAGAAGTATCAAGAGTTGTAGTAACTGCTTGATTAGAAGCATTACCTATAAATATATTGCCATCATTTAGATTGGGCGTAGCATTACTTCTACCAGCACCACCTACTTTTATTGAGCCTTGTGTTGCATGACTTCTTTGTACTTTACCTATGTTTTGTATTTGAGATGATTCACCTGTAGGTGGGGTTGTTGTATAAACTCCTGCTGTAGTAGATACATATAAGACTTGTCCTTCTGATACACCTGAAGTATCTAATCCTGCTAAAGTTCCAAAGGTTACAACTTCAACAGCAGCATTATCATTAGCATCTTCAGCAGCAAAACCAAATGCAGGCATTTTAGAAGCATCATCTGCTTTAGCCTGTCCTACAGTTGCTACATCACCACTAACACCTGAAATATAAACTACATCACCTTTTGATAAAGCACCATCAGCTTTAGCATTAAATCTTACAGCACCTCTTATATCACCTATAAACTGGTCAGTTGCAGTTATAGTATTAAAGGTAACATCATCGGTTGTAGCTACAGCTTGTCCTATAGCAATACTAGGAGTAGAACCTTCACCAGTTCCACCTGTTACTGTTACACCAGTACCACCTGACATAGATTCAACATAATCACCAGTAGTATCAGTTCCTAAAGTAATAGAATTAATTTGAACTACTGTATCTATATCTATATTGGCACTACCATCAAAAGAAGCTGAACCTACTACATCTCCTGATAAAGATATGGTTCTTGCTGTGCTTAAAATATCAGCAGAATCAGCATTACCTGTTAAGTCTCCAGTGACATTACCAGTAACATTACCTGTTACATTACCAGTAACATTTCCTGTTAAGTTACCTGTAAAAGTATTAGATGCAGTAATACTAACACCTGTAGTAATCCATGCATTATCAGCAGCGTTTCTTATCTTTAATACACTGCTTGATGTATCTACCCATAATTGATGGGCAAATGTAGTTGTTGGTTCAGTTGCTCCACTATTGACTGTTGCAATAGCTAAAAGAGCATTGTTTAAATCTGCTCTAAAGTCTGCACCTGATTGGTTTGCTATGTTGTAATCGTGTTGTGCCATAATAAAATCCTATTTTATATATCTTAAATCATTCAGGGGTACTTGGAAATATAACAT